TTGAGCGTCCGCTACGAGCAAACCGCATAGGAGACCCAAATGCCAACAACAGTAATAACTGGGCGCGATGTAACCTTTACACTCGATAGCGCTGCTTATGACGCCCAGACAACTAGCGCAGTCCTAAGCTGCGACACAATTATCGAGACGTATCAAACCCTTGATGGTCGCGCTTATAAGTCCGTTGATAAGCAATGGACATTCACAATTGAACTGCTACAGGATTGGGGAGCTGCTAGCTCACTATTCGAAGCAATGTGGACTGATGCTGAATCAGCAGCTAATACAACGCTTGCAGTTTCATTTACGGCCGTAACTGGCGCAGTATTTGCTTTCAATGTATTGCCAATCTTCCCAGCAGCAGGTGGCGCAGCTCCATCAGCGCTGACTGATACTTGGACGATGACAGTCGTTGGAACTCCAACAGAGACCTTCAGCTAAGAAATCGGAGCATCGGGAGCTATGAAAATTTCAATAACAATTAAATATAACTCGGGCGAGTCAGCAACTTATCAAGCTGGCTTGCCAGAGTGGGCTAAGTGGGAACGCAAGACAGGCAAGTCGATTTATTCAATGAAGGATATATCGGCTTACCAGCAAGCGGACTTCTTAGATCTTGCTTACTTTGCGTATAAGCGCGAAGCAGCAGGAAAGCCAGTTAAGTCTCAAGAGATTTGGGAGCTAACAGTCGAAGAGATGACGATTGGAGATGAAAGCCCAAAAGTTACGAGTCCGGAAGCATCAACCGACTAATAGTCGAGATTGCAATAGCAACTGGAATCCCGATGACTTACTGGACTGATATAGATCAAGTCTTAACGGCGATAGATATTTTAAAGGAGCGTAGCGGTGGCAGATGAGTTACCAATCAGTTACGACAAACGCGAGCTCCGCTCAATCATTACCGCTTTTAAAGCGATGGATGATGAAGCCGTTAGCCAAGCTAAACGAGAATCTAGCGCGCTGGCTACTTACGCAGCCAACGAGATTAAAGCCTATGGACTTACTAGAACCTTTGGCCAAGAAGCCGTCCGAAGAATTACCACAGGCGTCAAAGTATCGGCCAGCTCCAAAATCGGAGAATTCTCATACGGATTTGCTAGTCAGCGCTTTTCTGGTGGCGGTAGCACACAAAAACTCTGGGCAGGTTATGAATTTGGATCTAATCGCTTGCGTCAGTTCCCGAGAAGAACACCCAGCAAAGGTCGCGGCAATGCTGGCTACTTTATCTACCCAACCCTTCGTAAGATTCAGCCTGAATTGATTAAAAAATGGCAAGAAGCATTTTCCAAGATATTGAAAGAATGGGATAAGTAATGGCTGGCAGTAGAACACTTAAACTCTCGATTCTTGCTGATGTCGCTGACCTCAAGAAAAATCTTGATACTGGCTCTAAAGAAGTTGAAGGCTTTGGCGGTAAGTTAGAGAAGTTCGGCAAAGTCGCAGCAGCAGCCTTTGCAGCGGCAGCGGCAGCAGCAGCGGCTTATGCAGTCAAGTTAGCCGTTGATGGCGTTAAGGCAGCTATTGAAGATGAGGCTGCTCAGCTTCGTTTAGCCAATGCTCTCAAGAATGTTACTGCCGCTACTGACGCCCAGATTTCAGCAGTTGAGGAGCAGATACTTAAAACCTCTTTGGCTACTGGCGTTGCTGATGACCAGTTGCGTCCAGCGCTTCAGCGCCTAGCAACTGCCACAGGATCAGTAACTAAGTCTCAAGATTTATTAAACCTAGCCTTAGATATTTCAGCCGCTACTGGCAAAAGTGTTGAAACAGTATCTAATGCTCTAGGTAAAGCTTACGAAGGCAATACAAGCTCTCTAAGCCGTCTAGGTGTTGGCTTATCAACTGCCGAAATTAAGACTCTTGGATTAGAAGGCACAGTCAAGCAATTGGCAAATACTTTTGGCGGAGCTGCTACAGTCCAAGCTAATACTTTTGAAGGGCAAATCGCAAGACTCAAAGTGGGTTTTGATGAGGCCAAAGAATCAGTAGGAGCTGCTTTATTGCCTACCCTACAAAGGTTATTAGATTATTTTATTAACACAGTTATCCCTAAGTTTATAGAATTCAAGGATGCAGCACTTAAACCAGTTACGGATGCTATTGCAAGAAATAAAGAGTCATTAACTATTCTTTATAATTTTATTAAAGACTTCGTAGTTCCGGTATTAATTAATAACCTTGGCGGAGCACTTAGCTTTATCGGCAAAGTTGCTGGTGGTATTTTGGATGTTATTGGCGCAGTAGTTAATGGAATTAAGAGCGCAGTTAATTTCGCCATTGATGCAATAAATGTTCTTATTCGCGCCTATAATGCCGTCCCACTTCTGCCTAATGTATCTACTATTTCCAAGCCATCATTCTCAGCCCCCAGCACTCCTAGCAGCTCAACACTTCCAAAGATTGCTACTGCTCCAAGCCCAAGCATCGCAGCAGCTCCTAAGCCATCTACTACTCCAAGCGCTCCATCAGCTACTACTCCTAGCGCCCCCTCAACGCTAGTGCCAAGCGGTAATGCAATTCCATCTGGATTTAATGTTGCTGCCGTCAGAGCTGGAGAAGAACGCGGCAATGTTATAGTCAATGTAAATGCTCCATCAGCTATCGATGAAGAAGGATTTACCAGAGCAGTCATATTGGCGCTCAACAACTCCACTAATCGCGGAACTACTGGCGCTGGTGATCTTAGGACTTCGGCTCAAATCCTATGACCCTTTGGACTCCCGATTGGAAGATTTTAGTCAATGGCAGCGAATTAACCTCGGTTACTTTAAGCAACCTAACTATTACCTCTGGCCGTCAGGATATTAACTCACCTACACCAGCAGGTTATTGCTCGCTAGAAGTAATAAATACTGATGGCACTAATTATGATTTTAGTATTAACACCGCAGTAACTATCGAAGTCAAAGATACGACTGGCGCTTATGTTTCTATCTTTGGCGGTCGCATTTCAGACTTAAGGCAAATAGTCAGAAGCGCAGGATCTAGCGCGGTAATTACTAGCCTAAGAATTACTGCGATTGGAGCTTTGGCTAGAACGCAGAGAGCAATATTTAACGGCAATTTAGCCGAAGGTTTAGACGGCGCGCAGATTACGGATTTACTAGATGAACTATTGCTATCTAGTTGGAATGAATTGCCACCAGCGGAAACTTGGGCAACTTACAATGCTACAGAAACTTGGGCGCAAGCTGGCAATATTGGCTTTGGGACAATTGACGCTGGCGAATATACGATGGTAAGCCGCCAGATTAGCGATAGCATTATTTACCCAATCATCAATCAAATCGCTAGCTCGGCTCTTGGTTATCAAGATTATCTGATAGCCAATGGCTACACAGACTTAGACGCTTCTCACGCCATCGCTTCTGGCATTGGCGTAATCCAGCGCCAAGGGGATTTAAGCAATAAAATAATTATGGACTATGGCAACAATTTTAATAGCTCCTATACTGCTCAGGATTTAGACTCTCAAGCCGAATATGGCCTATTTGCCGAGCAATTTAATAGCTATCTAAAGAACGCGGCTGATGTCGAGGATGTAGCAGATCGTTTAATTGGTCTAAGGGCTTGGCCTAGAAATACCTTTCAATCCATTACCTTTGCCTTGCAATCGCCAGAAATTGATGACGCTGATAGAAACGCCTTATTGAATATATTTATGGGTATGCCAGTCAGAATTACCAACCTGCCCCTTAATATTCTAGGTGGCGAATTTACTGGCTTTATCGAGGGCTGGACCTTCAACGCTTCCGTCTCAGGCCTCTCAGTTACCTTCTTAGCTACCCCAACAGAGTTCTCGGCCTTTGCCCAACAATGGGCTCAAGTCAATGCAGCGGAAAGCTGGAATAGTGTTCTTAATACGCTAGAATGGCAAGACGCGATAGGAGTTATTAGTTAATGGCCAATACAACGAATTACAACTGGGAGACTCCAGACGATACAGATTTAGTCAAGGATGGCGCAGCTGCCATAAGAACCCTTGGCAGCTCAATCGATACAACGACAAAGAACTTAAACCCAGAGACTACTACTGGCGCACTTGCTTATAGATCAGCAACTGCCAATGTAAATACTGCTTTGACTATTGGCACAAATGGCCAGTTACTTAGAGTCAATTCTGGTGCTACGGCTCCTGAATGGGCTCTTGGCGTTAATTTACAACTAAACGCTCAGACTGCCACTTATACAGTTGTCTTGGGAGATGCCTTCAAATTAGTAACTATGATTAATGTTATTCAAATCGGTGCAGGGCAAACCACAATAAAGGCAGTTACTTCAGGCACAACTACCATTGCTTCAACAGGAGCTAGCGCAATAGCACCTAAGTTAAGAGCCCAGTATTCAGCCGCTTCTTGTATTAAGGTTGCTACCGATACTTGGTATGTTGTAGGAGATATAGCTTAATGAGTTTAATCGGGATTATTGCTTCATCTAAATTAGGACTACAGCCGCCATCAACAGTTGATTATTTAGTAGTTGCTGGTGGTGGTGGTGGTGGCAGACCAGCCAGCGTAACTTTTGGCGGTGGTGGTGGAGCTGGTGGCTTTAGAACTGCGGCTTCTTTCTCTTTGCCTAGTAGCTTTACAGTTACAGTTGGTGGTGGTGGAGCAATAAATACCAAAGGAACTAACTCAGTATTTAGCACAATAACTTCCACAGGTGGCGGTCAAGGCGATAATGTAACAAGTGGGCCGCCTTATGGATTTACAGGTGGTTCTGGTGGCGGTGGTTCAGCCGCAGGTGGTGGCGCTGGTAATGAAGGCGGTTTTAGTCCATCTGAAGGTAATAACGGCGGTAGCGGTGATCAAGCTGGTGGTGATAAAGGCGGCGGCGGTGGTGGTGGTGCAAGCGCAGTAGGTGGTTCAACTGTTGCTGGAACTACAGGCGCAGGTGGTAACGGCACAAGCAATTCATATTCTGGTTCTAGTCAAACTTATGCAGGTGGTGGCGGTGGATCATCAGACCAAAATGCAGTAGCTGCTGGTGGATCAGGTGGCGGTGGAGCTGGCGCAAAATATAATAATTCAACAAATGCTGTTGCAGGTTCAGAAAATTTTGGTGGCGGGGGTGGTGGTGGTTTATCTGCTGCTCAAGGAAATGCTGCTGCTGGTGGGTCAGGTGTAGTGATTTTGCGCTACGCTGATAATTTTGCAGATTTATCTAGCATCGGTGGAACTTTAGCTTACACATTAACTACAGCGGGCGGTTATAAGATTTATAAATTTACTGCTGGAACAGGAACAGTGACTAAATAATGGCTCACTATGCTTTTTTAGATGAAAACAATATAGTTACTGAAGTTATTACTGGTCGCAATGAAGATGAAGTAGTTGATGGAATTACTGATTGGGAAGAAGCTTATGGCCAAATTAGAGGCCAAGTTTGTAAGCGCACTTCATACAATAACAATATTCGCAAGCAATATGCAGGTATTGGTTATAGTTATGATCCTGTGGCAGATGTATTTATTGCACCACAACCTTACCCATCTTGGTCGCTAGACGAAAACTATGATTGGCAACCGCCAACACCAGCACCGGCAGGTTTTGGCTGGATTTGGAATGAAGATAATCAGGAGTGGCTAAGTGCCTAAACTATG